ATAGTTTTAATAATGAAATGAAAGTGAGGTTATTATGACATTATTAAATTTTTTACGAACTACAAACGCACACGAAGTAAATGACTCTCTATACAATGTATGGAAGTTTTACAGAAATGGTTTTGATACTCAAGACTATATGCGAGAGTATGACATATCAGAAAATGCTATGTATTATGGTGTTAAACAAAACTTCAACAATATTAGACACGCATTGTCTAATAATACTAGCACCTATACTTTCAACTTATCGCAACATGGTAGCGAACTAGAGCGAACTATATATGGTAGCAGATTATACAAAGCATTTATCAATATGGTTGACATAGTTCAAGACGAGTATATCGAATGTAATGATTGTGGTGAAATAGAACTACGCGATCGTTCTATATATGTCGCAGGATATGACAACTATGTGGGCGAATGTTGTAGTGGTAATTACAGGTGGCATGATAGCCATGACGAATACTACCACGAAGACGACTATCCATATGACGAGGAAGATGATGACGGATATTACAGAGGTGTATACGGCTACGACTATGATGTGACAGAACAACTCAGCCCTATATATCATGGCAATGAGAAGCGACTAATGGCAACTGAAATCGAAGTCGAAAGACGCAACGATTGTTCTGAAGATATTGCAGAAGATGTCGGTCGAACTCTGAGGGGATTTGCATTGTGCAAACATGACGGATCACTCAACAATGGTTTTGAAATGGTGACTGCACCAGCTACTATTACAGCCCTCAAAGAGGGTTGGAATAAATTCTGTGAAGCCAACTACTCAGATCAGTTATCATCATGGCACACAGGAACTTGTGGTATGCACGTTCATGTAGATCGTAAATCATTGACACCACTTGAGATTGGTAAATTGCTAGTATTTGTCAATGGTAGATACAACTCTCAATTTATGGAAGCCATTGCAGGTCGCGATTCTCAGCAATGGTCAGCCAAGAAATACAAAGGTATCAAAGACGCACTACAAAGATCAGATAAGTATGAAGCATTGGCAACGCACAAACCACGCACCATTGAGTTCAGAATATTCAGAGGTAATATTGCCAAGCAAGGTATCATGCGAAACATTGAATTTGTAGACGCACTATGCAACTTTGTAAGAACTGTTGGTATGGACAAAGATACCGACACAGTAAATAGGTTATCATATGCCAACTTCGTTGAGTATATGAATACATCTGAGAATAAGGGTTCATATCCTTACCTATTCTCATGGCTAGTTCGCAAGGGCTACAACAAGGGTAGAACTAAAAACATACAAAACGAAAGTGAGGAAAGCTAATGTGTTTAATTATTAAATCCGACAATGCTAGTGAGTTAAAACAAAACTTACTGACATCAGCATACCACAACAATTCAGATGGATTTGGTGGTATGTTTCTTGCTGACGGCAAGATACAAACATTTAAACATCTCCCCAAAGCTGAGGGTGATGTTATATCTCTATGGGATAAATACAAAGATATGAAAATCCCAATGGGATTACATTTCAGATTCACCACTAATGGTGGCACTAACAGATCAAACTGCCACCCATTTGAAGTGTTGAATATGAAGCAACATAACAGATCGATATGGGTTATGCATAACGGTCCTCAATTACCAACACCTATGATTGATGTAGACAAATCAGATACACACCAATATGTGAAGTGGGTATTACGACCAATGTTAGCACACAATCCCGAACTGTTATACAATTCGGATTGGAGAGATATGATCGAAGAATCTATTGGCTCTGATAAACTATTGTTCCTTGACGGAAGCAATGGTAAGTTCACAATCATCAACGAAGATCATGGTGAAACAATGGACAATATGTGGCTATCAAATACATACTCAATACAACGTGGTATGGGTAGCGATTATGATGTCAAGACTGACACCATATCTACACAACCAAAAGCAATCACCTCATACAATCAAGGGTGGTTTCGTGGCATGGATTGGTCGTATGATGACAACACATATGACTATGCGAAATGGAGTAGCAAAGCAAACGCGAAAAAATCTGTTGATCTATGTGATGACAATACACCATACAACCTATCTGATTTGGTTGGCTTATCTTCAGCTGATATATCAGAGGTTGTATACCACAACCCACAAGGCACATCAAATCTACTAAACGATCTGGTCAATGCTGATGAGGGCGATATGTATGACGCACTTGACGACTTAATCGAAACACGATCAAACAAAGGGGGCACGAAAAATGACTAGCACACCAATAAAACTAAAGTATATGCCGTATGGCTCAATAAACATCATAGCATATAGACCCGAATATCATGCTAACAAAGAGGGTGAGTATGAGAACTGGGTAGACAGTAGGCAAACATTACAAATGGTTAGACGCAAAAGTTCATTTGTGTTAATCACCAACAGAGCAAGACGACTAGCTTCTCAAACTGACACCCATGTCTATGACGGACACAATTACCATGATGTAATCGTAGACCATAGACATACGAATAGCAATGGATACATGAAAGATGTAGAGTTCATTGTAGTCAAAGTTAAACCTGCGATTGCTGACGGAGTTCATAGATTCGAAGTGGTAGACTCTAGTAGTTCAGCTCTTGAGCTAGTTAGAAAATACAATACTAGGATATCGTATTCAAATACACGCACCAATCTACATGATACTACATACATGATTGCTATGCGTGGTATAAAAATAACAAGAACAGAGTGGTTAGGTAATGCATTGTGTGAAGAAAAACATCATGCAACTATGCGTAAGATATTTAAAATGCCTAACATATGGAGATCATATCCGAACCTATATCCTATAGCGAAAGAAAAGATCCCACACTTTGAGAGTGGTGGAAGTGTATTGAATGAACAATCTATTCCCGAAACTCTCGTGCCATTTCCTAGTCCAAATGATTTACAACTAGCAAAAAGATTAACCTATGTTAATTTCACATACGGCTATGGTCAGATTAGACCTACATTTGACAGTCCAAATGTCAATTCGTGGAAAGATCATGGCTATCAACAGTTAGCATAGGATTTCCTCACGTAGATATGCGACATATCTCCGACATAAACACGAGGGTTGGCAGAAATGATAGTGCTACACCTATCCATATACTATATAAATATATTATATTATATTTTAAATCGTATATTAGAGGGGTGTAAGGGTCAGATCTGTTAATTCAAAGACCCTCGGATTTATAGCGAGATTATGTCGTGTATACTCGAACATAGTGGTGGCAGATTGGTTATGCAGAGGACTGCAAATCCTTTTAAGTGAGTTCGATTCTCACCCACTATTCCAATGCGACACAATGGCAACTTGACTTTAACAATTAATAAACTATAATATAAAATAGAAAGGAAAAACAAATGGGCAAAGTAAAAGCATGGCTAATGGAACTAGAAGAAAGACGACACGAAGAAAACCTCGAGGACTATGAAGCAAAAATGCTCGAGCAACTAGACGAGGATAGAAAAGCATACGCAGAAGCAGAAGCAAAAATGTGGTGGGAACACGAGGGCAATCTTGTAAGAGAGAGGAGTAATGATGACTAACTTAATACTATTATTGATGATGATAACTATGGCTTGTGTAGGATATGCGTCAGCATATAAGATAATGCACAAAGAGATTGTAGCAAGAGATATACAACTGCACATGGCATACACTTACATAGGAGACAAACTGAATGAACGAGGTGGAAAGAAAACAATACGAAGAACTAAAATCTAAATCTATTAACGGAACAATGAGTATTCAACAAGCATTGAAATACTTTGAGTTAAAACATAAAGTAAAGGAGACAAAAAACAATGAACCTATTTCATCTAGACAGTAGTGCTGTCACTTCAGCACGAATGTTATGCGACAAGCACGTTCCAAAAATGTTATTGGAAACTTGTCAGATGTTATCAACTGCTGTAAGAAAACAGATGCCTCAGGTAGCTGAAGTCGATTCAGTATATAAAAGTGCATATCCTAAACACCCTATGACTATCTGGGTTGGTGATTCTTACAGAAATTTTGTATGGGCATATGAACATGGTGTCGAAATAAATAAACAATATCAGTATCGCTTTGGTAAGATACATAAATCAGAACGCATACTTGACATAGTAAAGTTCATGCTAAATGATATATGTGAATCCTTTGGTAAAGAAAATAAGATAGGTAGTACACCTGTACCATTGTGTATGCCCGACACTTACAAGTGGTGCGATAATCATGTAGATTCGTATCGCGAATATTATTTCCACGACAAACAATACTTTGCTAAGTGGGAAAAGGGAATGAGAAAACCACAGTGGTTTAAGAATATGGAGGCGAAACATGGCTGTCAATAGTAGCATTATAAAGATGAGAATGAAAGAACTTCAAGAAGAAGTATCTATATTTAACAACAGAATAAATATGCTGACGCATGAGATAGACGCACTAGATAAAGTGTTGCGTGACTATGCAAAGCAGAAAGTAAAAGAGAAGATAGAACAAAGGGGGGCACATGGAGAAGAAAAGCAAACCAAAGTTTCCGTCAGATAATACTTTATTTGCACGGCATGTATATGAATTTATGAACGAGCACATATCAAGTAAAGATATGAAAGCCTTTATGGTAGAGAGGTTGGCTATCGTATATGATACCTATCCTCAAAAGAAAATGGAAGATCATAAGGCATACTTTAATTGGTTAGGAGTGCACAATGAGGGCTGAAGAAAAAGAGGTATGGGATATTGCCTATTGGAATCCCTCCGACAATGTGACGGATGAAGAACTACAAAGATTCATAGACACAGGGATAGGAACTTCAGAAGAGAATCCAAAGTATTATTCTATCCGACACTTTGTCGAAGCATATAACAAGCAAGACATAAGTGATTTAGGGTGGCTCTATTGTACACCCCGACACAAAGACGGAGTAGAAAATGAGAAGAAAAAATAGTAAAATGAAGTGGGTGTGGCACCATATCTATACAAATAATTCGAGAAAATTCGAGAATTTACTTGACAAAGACAAGGATAAATGGTATACAAAACTATGGCAAAAAGTAAAAAACTTCCTAGGTTTGTGACCATAGGTCCTTTTAAGGTGGAACTAATCTGTGCCCCTCACGAAATGATATATGAAATGGGTGAAGCACAAGGTATGTTCGTACAAAAACCACCATACAAAATCTATCTCGATCAAGAAATGATAGAGGAAGGTGGGGCTGATGCATTTAATTTAGTGGTGCATGAGTGTATGCATGTGGCTTTCTATCAATACAATATGAAAGACAAAGACGAAGAACACATAGTTAATTCCTTTGGTAATTTTCTTGCAGAGTTATTCTGTAAGTCAGAGTTAAAGGATTGGCTACGCGAAAATATGAGAGACTAATGAAAACAAACAAGAGACTTATGTTCGTGTATGGCACACTCAAAAAGGGTGAGCGATTGCATGGACTACTATACAAACAAAAGAGAATAGGAACAGCGACAACTGTCGATAGTAATTTTACTATCAAAGATTTTCTAGATAGTTATCCAATAACATTTAGACACTTCGATAATAAGGTGTGTCGCTACAAAGTAAAGGGGGAGCTTTATGAAATAAAAGATGACTTTGTCTACGATTCGGTGAAGGCTATGGAATTGAACGCAGGATATGACTTAGTAAATACTATAGTTCAAACAGAAGATGGACAAGAGTATATAGCAGAGATGTTTATTGTAGAGGATACACCAGCTAAGTCTGGGAGTTCAGCCGTTCTATCAAATAAACGCGTAATAACAACAGAGAATGTCAAGGAGTGGACAACAAAGATAAATGAATCCAGATAAGTTTGATGACTTTTGTTCCAGACTTACTGGGGCACTACTATTTGTGTCGGTATATGGTGTACCTACACTACTAATATTAAATGCTATTTTTGGATAGGAGTAAACATGACTAGAAAAACATATTCAATGTCAAAGAAATATGTGACAGGTGACGATCAATTACTAGACGAAACTATTGATTTGTATGATGATAGTTTTGATGTGGAAGAGTTTGAAAACGATCCACAGTTTGATCCGAATGACCACGAATATTTACAGGAGATAAACAATGACGAAGCCGAAGGGCAACCTTTACCGTTGGACAGATATTTCAGTCGCTTTGGAAAAGGTTCTAAAAGAAATAGATAACCCTAGCACAGAGGAAGCACCCAAGTTTTTAATAAAACATGAGCGACCTTTCAGTTTGCGTATGCGTATGTATCAGTATATAAAAGCATATCGTGAGTTGGCAGAACAGAAGGGGGAGGGCGACCCATATAAGTATGACGCACTAAGAATAAAAGAAGTTGACGAGGGTGTAGAAGTAGTTCATATTCTTGATGACTTAAAAGAACTAGATGTAATTAACACAGAAACAGGAGCGAAACTATGACACGAGAAGATAAATACAGGGCAGACTTTGAAGCCTGTGTAGAAGAACTAAGAGAACCATTGATAACCGTATCTAAAAATTATGATATTGATGTAATGATATCATCACTATATGAAATAGGTATGCGACTTTCTTTATTGAAGTATGGAACAATGGGGTCGTTTGGTTTACTTGCAGATGTACTACATACATTTACATCAGCAGGACCACTGATTGATGAGATGCAAAGAGTACAGGAAAAGACAGGCGACACAATGGATTCTATATTTGTTAAATTAAAACAACAAAAAGATTCTAAGACTAAACATTAGGAGGGCACATGAGTGAAGCAGAAACAATAGAGATACCGACAGAATTATTAGAGAAAGATTCTGTTGAACTATCTAATGATGATGTGGCTATCAATAAAATTGTAGAATATTTAAAAGCCACACGAGTAAACGTAAGGGAAGCAGAAGCAAGTGGTAAAAGAATTTCTAAGAAGAGTGCAGTAAAGAAAGTACCTAAGAAATTTGAAAAGAATATACTTGATATGCTAGTATCAGAGACATGAAAACAGTAGTATTTTTAATAGGTTATTTATGTCTTGGTCCTATAGATGATAAGCAATGTGTGAACATGGCATCACAGTACCTATATCAAGACGTACCTAATTGTCAGAAGGCACGTGAAGATATTCTAAATGAACTAGATAACATTGAAGGTTTAATACTAACATGTGTACCATCTGATTTAATTGAAAACTATGTGAAGTATAGACCAAACGTAATACTTCCACCACTAGAATAAGGAGACAACAATGAGTGAGAGCACACCACCAAGGATAAGAAAATTTGTATGGGATGATAATGGTCAACCAATACAAAAGATATGGGATACTTCAAGCCTTAGTTCTTTTCTAGCCTGTCCTAGATATTACAAACTTTCTGTATTAGAAGGTTGGAAATCAACACAGTATGCTAGTGCGACAGGGTTTGGCTCTGCCGTACACGCAGGACTGGAAGAACTAGACAAGGCTAGGCATGAGGGTGCTAACAAACAAACTGCTACTAACAAAGCAGTTGCTTTAGTATTAAAAGATTATGGCGAGGATTTAAAACTTGCTGATGATAATGCTAGAGGTTTGGAATCAGCACTTCGTGCGGTTGTATGGAAGGCAGAGGAGTTCTGGGATGATAACTTAAAACTAGCTACCATGCCAGACGGCTCACCTGCTCTGGAGCAAAGGTTTGAAGTACCTATAGGAGACAAGGGGCACAGGTTTAGTGGTCGTATAGACAAGATCGTTTCAGTAGATGATAGACTATATCTTGTGGATACAAAGACTACAAAGAGTTCCTTGTCTGAGTATTACTTTAATGGATACATGCCGAACAACCAAGTGTTCGCATACATATGGGCATGTCGTGAAGTATTGAAACTACCTGTTGACGGATTCATTATTGATGCAGTTCAAACAGGATCTAACTTCTGTCGTTTCGCAAGGCAGGTATACAATGTATCTAAAGAGCTAGTTGATGAGTGGTACGCGGATACTCTACATCATCTTGAGATATCAGATGTATATGCTAACTCACAATACTACCCCGCGAATTTTACTTCGTGTGGAAACTACGGGGGTTGCAGATATAGAGAGGCATGTGCTCATGCTAAGTCACAAAGAAATATATTCTTTGGTAATGACTTCCAACAAGAGTATCATCCCGACTTGGAAGAAACTAAACCTATGAAACTAGAAGTAATAGAAGGAGGCAAACAATGAGAAACATAATACTAGACGCAATGCTTAAACATGCACAAGGTCACATAGCAAAACATAAAGCTAACGTAGAAATCTATCTTAGCCATTCAGTAGGTGTGGGCGGTGAACCCAATGCTGATGTTCTCGAAACTATCGAGAAGGAATTAAATATTGTAGCTATGTATGACGATCAAATTGAGATGCTCAAGAAATATTTTCTTGACAAATAATTTTTTTAGTTTATAATTACAAACATAATAGGAGACCATACATATGGCAAACATAAGTAAACATAAATCAACTAGTGTTACCAAGCTACTTCTCTGTGGAGATAGTGGTAGTGGTAAGACATCTGCTCTAGCGAGTTTAGCTAACGCAGGTAAGAAGCTACGTATACTAGATTATGATGACGGACTTGACATACTGCCAGAGTTTCTCAAAGCAGAAGCAGTAAAGAACGTCTCATATGTTACGTTAAGAGATTCATTAGGACAAGCCGATTCGTTTCGAAGAGGGGCAAGACTCCTGTCTCATTGGAAAGACGGAGAGGAAGACTTAGGTCCTGTGAAAGAATGGGGAGACGATACAGTCTTAGTGATTGACTCCCTTACATTGATGGGGGAGGCTGCCTTGCGAGCCGCCCTCGTTTTTAATAACAAGAAACCTACGGAACAAGCAAGTCAACCAGAATGGGGAGCAGCCGCTCGTGATGTGCAGAACATTATACAATACATTACTGGCGATGAAGTAAAGTGTAATGTTGTAGTGACTACACACATGCAGTACATGGAAGGTGATATGGGTGTATCCAAAGCATACCCCACATCTGTAGGTTCTAAGTTATCTACTAAGATTGGTAGATACTTTAACTGTGTTTGCAGAATCGATACTAGATCATCTAGCAAAGGAACAGAGCGCACGTTACGTACAATGTCAGATCATAGAATGGATCTGAAAGTTACAGCGCCATCTTTAATAGAACCTAACATCGAGTTGGATTTAAACAATCTGTTTAATTCAATTCAAAAAAATGCAAAGACAAAACTCAAAGAGAGCAATACGAAAGGAGATAAATAATGTCGAATGTTGCTGACTTTCTAAACATGACACCTCAAGACACACCCGAATCGGTTGTGCTACCAGAGGGTAGTTATGAGTTCTCTGTTACGTCATACAGAGCAGATGAAGTGGGTGAGAATCAAACCCCACTCATCAGAGTAAACGTGAAGGCTGTTGGAGTTATTGATTCAGATCTAACTGATGATAAACTTACCAATGCTGAGCCCACACGTATGGAGTTCTGGGCAACTCCTAATGCCTTGAAGGTAAAGAATCCTGCGACAGGATTAAAGTCGTTCCTAACAACTGCACTTGATATGGGTCATGTAGATGACTTACCATATAGTGAATTGCTAGAGATGGCGATTGGTAAAACCTTCAAAGGTTTAATTAAACATGAGATGGTTGGTAAGAATAAAGATATCTTACAAGCATCTGTAAAAAGAATCCTCTAACATGAGTAGGCAAGCAGTACCCTCACATGTACCTAGTGGTCAACCCAAGATAGCCTTTGTGTTTGATTTTCCAAGCACAGATGAGCAACGTCTTGGGCAGATCATGGTTGGTAGTACAGGTAAAATGTTTCACAAGATGTGTGAGATATTAGACGTGGATGTGGAGAACTGTTTGCTCACTTATGCTCTCGCTCAGAAGCCAGCACAGGAGAACCCTGCACATTTCTTTCTTAATAAGAAGAGTTATCAGTCATCTATAAAAGAAAAGAAGTGGCGCTCGAAGTATCCTGTGAATGGCTTCGGCTTCTTGAAAGAAGAATACGAGAGTGAATTAGAACGATTAGAGAACGAGCTTAACGCGTGTAATCCTAATATCATTATTGCTATGGGGAGTCTTGCGTTATGGGCGCTGACAGGACTAGACAAGATAGGAACTTACAGGGGAACCATTCTTAGATCTAACCTCACAGGGGAAACCAAAGTCTTACCTACGTTTAGTCCTAGTGCCGTAGTTAGAAACTACGATTTCAGACCTGTTGTTCTTGCTGATATAAAGAAAGCATTACAGGAATCTGAAACACCAGATATTAAAATAAAAGAAAGAGAGTTATGGATTGAACCTACATTGGAAGACCTTCAAAAGTTTGAGGCAGATTATATACGGATCAATAACGAAGACAGTCCACTTAGTTTCGACATTGAAACTGACGGAGATTTTATTACTTGTATTGGTTTTGCTCCATCTGATTCCGTTGCTATAGTTGTACCATTTAAAGATACAAGAAAAGAAAAACAAAATTACTGGACAGATACCAAGCATGAGCAACAAGCATGGGCTTGGGTTAAAGATATTTTAGAGAACGAAAAGATTACTAAGGTTGCACAAAACCAAACGTATGATGTGTCATGGCTAGCATACAAACAAAACATAAATGTTAAAGGTAAGATACACGACACAATGCATGCTCAACATGCACTACAGCCCGAACAACAGAAAGGATTAGGCTTTCTTGGTTCGATATATACAAACGAGGGTGCTTGGAAAACTATGGCTAAGTTTTCAAAGAGTACTAAAAGAGATGAATAGATGTCAAAACGTGCTCCATACTTTTCGGAGTTACACATACCAAATGATTTAGTAACTATCGAAAGTGAAGTACGATTGTGGAGATCGGTGATAGACCAAGCGATGTCAGACTTCTTGTCTACTAATAAGTCAAGAGAAAGCATAGCAAACAAAGAACGTGCCAAGATATGGCTACGAGGAAAGACAGAAGATTTTATAGTGGTATGCCACTACGCATTTTTACATGCACAGAATACAAGAGAAAGGATATTTGAAATAATAGGTGGACAAGATGAACTCTACAAATGACCCATACTCTACACAGGTAGGTGGTGATCACTACCAAGAGTATGAGATACAACCTTCAGTATTTATTAATGGCAATAAGTTATTATTTGCAGAAGGTAATGCTATCAAATATATTTGTAGACATAAATTAAAAGGAGGCAAAGAAGATTTATTAAAAGCAAAACATTATATAGATATGATTATTGAGCGAGACTATGAGTAACACAGGAGACAAAAGCAATGGCAAAAATTATAAAGAATGTAGACATTCAAAACATAGACCTAGATTCTGAGCAAACTCTATGGACATATTGCGCGTTAGACTGTGCAGTAACCCATGAGATTTGGCAGAAAATCAAAACAGAATTAGACGATGAAACATTAGGCACATACAACTTCGAGTTGGATAGCCTCAAGCCTGCTATGGCTATGATGCTAAAAGGTTTACGTGTAGATTTAGAAGCAGTAAAAAATATGCGTGCCCCCTTGAAGAACGCGCGTTTGAAATTAGAACGTATGCTTAATTTGTTTTCCAATGCGGCAACAGGTAAAGATCTAAACCACGCATCTCCCAAACAATTACAGAACTTATTCTACTTACACTTAGGCATACCTAAAGTTATGTCCTATAAAAAAGGTAAGCAGAAAATATCAACAGATCGTGAGGCGCTAGAATACTTACGCGAAAATTACCCACGAGCAAAACCTTTTTGCAATGCTATTCTTGCGTTGCGTGATATCGACAAACAACTTGCTGTGCTAGACACAGACAGGGATAACGATAATAGAATACGTTGTTCTTATAATGTGGCAGGTACAGAGACAGGTCGTTGGTCTTCTTCAGAAGCGCCTTGGCGCACAGGAACTAATCTTCAAAACATAACAAAAGATTTGCGCGAAATATTTATACCCGATGAAGGTATGACTATGTTCTATGCAGACTTAGAGCAAGCTGAATCACGTGTGGTTGCTTATCTAACAGGCGATGAAAACTATATCAATGCTTGTGAGAGTGGTGACTTGCATACCACTGTGGTTAAAATGGTTTGGAAGAACATGGGTTGGAGCGGTGATCCTGCACAAGAAAGACAGCTAGCCGAGAATCCTTATTACTTACAGTTTAGTTTCAGAGATATGTGTAAACGCGCAGGTCATGGTACTAACTATGGTTTGTCTGCTACATCTTTAGCTAGACATCTAAAGATTAAAGTAGCACATGCTACAAGATTTCAACTACTATATTATGGTGGTGTGGTTGCATTAGAATCAGTTAACAGGTGGCACCAGAAAGATCCTCGAGCTGGTTTCGATGAGCTTCTAGCATATGGTAAAGTATATGGTGATAAGGTTAAATACCTGGAGGTTCCTGGCGCATTCCCTGGAATACGCAAGTGGCACGACACTATAGCAAATGAGTTGTTAAATACTGGAACTCTAACTACACCGCTGGGTAGAAGGAGACAGTTCTGGGGCAGATTAAACGATGCTACTACTTTGCGTGGTGCTATTGCTTATGTACCTCAGTCCACTATTGGTGACCTATTAAACCTAGGTTTATATAGAGTATGGGATGAATTAAAAGATGATAATGTACAGGTTCTAGGGCAGGTACACGATGCTATATTAGGACAAGTTCCTACTGAAAAGGTAGATGAACTCATGCCTAAGATTATAAACTGCATGACTAATCCAATGGTTGTGCATGACAGACAATTAGTTATTCCTTCTTCTGTTGAAGTGGGAGACTCATGGAAAAATTTAAAGACATGGAAAGGGGGGCACAGTGACGCGAATATATAAAGACTATATAGATGCATGTGTAGAGGCTACTAATAAAAGCCCTATACCAAAACTATTCAGAACGTGGGCAGCTTTGTCCTCTGTATCTGGTGCGTTAGGTAGAAGAGTGTGGATGCCAATGGCGAACTACGATATACGTTCTAATATATTCGTTGTGCTAGTGGCAGGACCTGGAAGAAACAAATCAGTTAGTTTGATTCTACCATTTAGTAAAGTATTTCGTAAGCTAACTACACCTGTAGGTACAACACCAGATCACGATCATTTTAATTCTGGATTAATAGAGTATGGTTTAAAAGAGTTTCCTTTATATCTTATTCAAGATAGAATAACTCCAGAAAAATTAGCAGTAGATATGTCGAAGGCTTCAAGGTTTGACATGCGTTTGTCTACAATCGGTGATGAGTTTTATGATGGGTCACTTACGTTAGTAACATCTGAACTTGGTACTTTCTTATCAAGGCACGAAAGATATTTACAAATGTTCTTGACCGATATGTGGGATAGTAAAGAAGAATACTCACATAAAACCAAGACTGCTGGTGAGCACATTATTAAAGGTCCTTGTTTAAATTGGATCGCATGTGCTACACCAGAGCAGTTCGTAGATAATTTACCAGAGGATGCTAGATCACAAGGCTTGTTATCTAGAATCATTCCTGTATTTTATGATGGGGAAAAGATACCACAGTCTTTATTACAAGACAGGGTAGAAGATTCTACCATACATAATTTAAGAAGTGATTTATCAGAGATCGCAAAGATGTATGGACCAATGCGGTTTGATGATAGAGCATTTGATAAAATAAATCAAGACATAGAATCTGGATTGAAACCAATACCAACTGATGCAAACTTATCAGAGTATACACAACGTAGAGTATCTCACTTTATTAAAGTTGCCTTGGCTGTATCTGCAAGTAGTTCTAAAGATAAAGTTATTACTTGGGATCAATGGCAGAGAACTAAAGATCTTATGTTTGAAGTAGAAGAAAGCATGCCGAAAGCATTAGCAGGCTTTGGTATGGCTAGAGCGGGTAAACTAGCACAGGATATGGCTGTCTGGACTAAAGAAACCATGTCAAATACAGAGAGGAACTTCGTTAGTCTTCGACATTTCAAGCGCGAATTACTTCGAAGAACTCTCGCACCAGGTGAATCTGAGCAGACAGTTAAAGCAATGGAGGAGGCTGGGTACATTCAAGTCAAAGATGGTCTTGTGTTCCCAATCAAGTTATGATAGAATCAAAAACTCGCGCTTCTTACAGGTCAATATGAAAGGATACAAATGAAAATAGATATAGAATACTCACGTGATGAATACTTAACCGAATCGGGAAAGACAATACTCAAAGACAGATACTTACTACCAACGGAGGCTAGCCCTCAAGATGCTTTTGCAAGAGCCGCGAAGACATTTGCAGATGACCAAGCACATGCGCAAAGGTTGTATGATTATGCTAGTAAGTTATGGTTTATGTTTTCTACTCCCATATTATCTAACGGTGGTACTACACGCGGCTTACCTATATCTTGTTTCTTAAATTATGTAGATGATTCTCGTGAAGGATTAGCTGATCACTATACAGAAAATATATGGTTGTCTAGTATGGGTGGTGGTATCGGTGGGTACTGGGGTGATGTAAGATCACAAGGTATGGCTACTAGTATTGGAAATAAAACTACAGGAGTTATTCCTTTTATGCATGTAGTTGATTCACAGATGACTGCCTTTCATCAAGGTGCAACAAGAAGAGGAAGCTATGCTTCTTACATGGATGTATCTCACCCAGAAATAATAGAGTTTGTAGAGATGAGAAAACCTACAGGCGGGGATATACATAGAAAAAATTTAAACTTACATCATGGTATAAATGTATCTGATAAATTTATGCAAGCTGTTGTTGATGGCGAGCCTTGGGATTTGATTGATCCTCATACCAAACAAACTATCAATACAATAGATGCTAGAACTTTATGGATTAAAATATTAGAAACGCGAATTGCTACAGGCGAACCTTATATCAGTTTCATTGATACAGTTAATGAATCTTTACCAGAGACGCAGAAGAAACTAGGATTAAAATTTAATCATTCTAATTTATGTTCAGAGATTACATTACCTACTGCAAAAGATAGAACAGCAGTGTGTTGTTTATCTTCTGTAAACTTAGAATACTTTGATGAGTGGAAAGACAATCCACAATTCGTAGAAGATTTAGTGCGTATGTTAGACAATGTGTTAGACCATTTTATTGAGAAAGCTCCAGACTATATGTGGCGAGCTGTCAATTCCGCACGTTGTGAAAGAGCAATTGGTTTAGGTACAATGGGATTACATAGCTACTTTCAGAAGAGAGCTATATCTATGGATAGTCCTATGTCTAAATCTATAAATGAATATATCTTTAAACATATACACAAAGAGGCTCAAGCTGCTAATCAAAAGCTCGGGGCAGAGAGGGGTTCACCCGCAGATATGGAAGGCACAGGACTACGACATTCTCATGTCATCGCCATTGCTCCTAATGCATCTTCATCAGTTATCTGTGGGGGAACTTCTCCATCTATAGAACCATTGAGAGCAAATGCTTTCTCTCAAAAGACTTTGAGTGGTACATTCTTAATGAAGAATAAGTTCTTAGAAAGAACACTCATAAGATATGATAGGAATAATAAAGAAGTCTGGAAGTCTATCGTCACCAATGGCGGTAGTGTACAGCATTTATCTTTCTTATCTGATGCTGATAAAGAAGTATTTAAAACAGCTATTGAGATGAATCAAAAATGGTTAGTAGATTTAGCAGCAGATAGGCAGAAGTATATCTGTCAATCACAAAGTTTAAATTTATTTTTACCACCAGATGTGGATACCAAAACATTACATGGTTTACATTTGAGAGCATGGAAAAGTAAAGTTAAAACTCTATACTATATGAGAAGCCAAGCCTTGAAAAAGGTAGAGAACTTATCTAGTAAGATAGAGAGAACAATAAGACAAGACTTTAACACAGACGAAACTGCTTGCGCAGCTTGCGAGGCATAAGAAAGGGGAGACATGTCAGTATTTAAAGGAAGAGAATATTATAAACCATTTGAATATCCGTGGGCATTTGAAGCCTACGATCAACAACAGAAGATGCACTGGTTACCCAGTGAAGTTCCATTACACGAAGATGTAAATGATTGGAACAAGAAAATGAATGACGCAGAAAAGAATTTGGTTAAACAAATTCTAACATTCTTTACGCAAGGTGATGTAGATATTGCACAAGCCTATATGGATGTGTATATACCCATGTTCAAAAAACCAGAAGTGCGCATGATGTTATCCGCTATTGCTACATCGGAGGCTAACCATGCTCACAGTTATTCTTTATTAAATGATACTATAGGTATGGATGATAGAGAGTACAGAGCATTCCAAGAGTATGCCGAGATGGCAGACAAACATAACTATCTCTGGGAAAGTAAAGGGGGCACGGAAGAACAAAAGATCATAAGGGATATGGCTGTGTTCTCTGCATTTGGTGAAGGCTTACAGTTGTTTGGTTCATTCATTATGTTATTAAACTTTCAAAGGTTTGGTAAGATGAAAGGCATGGGGCAGATAGTTGCATGGTCAATACGTGATGAGAATCACCACGTTGAAAACATGATTAAACTTTTACACACCGTGCTAGATGAGAAGCCACATATCTGGAATGATAAATTTAAGAAGTCACTCTACGATATATGTAGGGATATGGTAACTCTTGAAGAAAAGTTTATTGACCTGGCATTCGAACAAGGACCAGTTCAAGGATTAACACCACAAGAAGTTAAGAACTATATACACTACATGGCAGACAGAAGATTACTTCAGCTAGGTTTAAAACCTAACTACGGAGTTAAAGAGAATCCACTTGAGTGGGTGGACTATATTGTTAATGGGCAGGCACACGAAAACTTCTTTGAAACAAGAGCGACTGAGTATGCAAAGGGAGCAGTTCAAGGAGATTGGAGTGAGGCATTTACCTCTTGACAAATCTTATATCATTTGATATAATAACACTAACAACGGAGACAGGGGGGCACAAAGAACCTTACTTCTTCTAGATGCAATATTTAGAAACAGTTTGGGGAACCACTTCCACAACCGTACAAAGGGCTGATCTTAGGGTTAGCCCTTTTCTTTTGGAGACACATGAAAAACAAACATAACTATCCACATTCAACAAAGTATGATAGGTTTGCAAAAAAGCTATATCTGTTGTTCAGCAATAAATCATTGACTTCTAGGTATAAGTTTGATAGACTCCCAATCAAAGACAAGGACTACTGGAGAGCCTTGGCTGAGATATCAACAAAGGAGAAACTATGGCATACCCAAGAACTTTCTCCGTAACTAACTCATTTGTTAATAAGTGTCTAAACTTTTTTAACAAAGAAGAAACAGACGGAGACTCATTAGAAGATTACTGCAGAGCCGAGTACAAAGAAGACTGGCAGTGGGCATTAAGCTTCTACAATAGAAACAAATCATTTCCAAACGTTCACAGAATCGTAGAGAAATAATTGTTAAGAGGAATAGGCTAGGCTTACTGCCTAGCTTTGTTCTTCAAACTTATAAAAGAAATTAGTATCATCTCCTGCTGTATACTTAGATTTATTTTCCACACCATATTCAATAGTTGAAACCTTATAGTCTGGGAACCTCATCTTCTTTGGGGATAAAGACTTATCATAGAATATCACCCTATTATTAGGCTGAGCAGCGAAGTATCCGTTATCTAATTGTATAATATTAAAAGACTTATGCTGTGTAGGTACTTCAGAATACCCAATATCTGGTATATTATATTCTGGATGACAACTATCTATAGTATATAAATACTCCCCATAATAAAAATTCCCGTTAGGAGCCTTGTATTTGCATTTACCCGACCCTACACTCACCTTTTGTATAACTGAGATGTGGTAGCTAAAACAATCCCAAAGCTCTAGGTCTTCAAGTTCCATCTCTTCCTTCGTCTCTTTCCAGACAAAAGCCGAGATAGGAAGCTTATCATATAAAGCTCCCGTTTCATATAAGTAGGTCTCGAAATAAAGTGCACGACCTTGAATAGACTTAGCAGTGATCCAGATTCCTGGTTCATATTCACCGTGCCCCCTTTCAAAATCATAGAGATACTCCTTTTTAACAAGGACTTCAACGGGCGGAACATTAGCTACAAGGAATGCCACTAGTGTGCTAGTTGTCTAATGATATAAGATAGTTTCTCTGCACGCATCGGGGTTTGTTTTGCCCAACGCGAGTCTAGCATCTCATCTGCTGCTAGGTGATAGGACTTGATAGATAAGTTTGCTAAAAACTTTTTAAACTTACTGACACCTCCAACACCTAGCTGAAATACCATCTCTATAAGAACTTCTTTAACACATTCTGGATGCTCGTCAAGATTGATATCAGAATTGTCAGCGACCAACTCAGCAGAGTTACAGGCGCTTTCAAAATCATCTTCAAAAACGGCTTCCAATTCTTCGATACTATATTCAATACCTTCTTCATAGTTATCCTCCGTTGTAACGAGGTGACCATATCCTATGGTAGCGAATCCTAAGCTATCCTTATATACGATATTTCTAAATCCCTCGTGTTCTTTTATTCTCTCCTTAAGACTTTCAAACATTATCTGCCTCCTATTCCCCAGTTACTTTCGTGCTCGTCTTTTTGTGATTTTCTTTTGTGCTTCAATAAATTTTCTATAAACAGAAGCGGGTCCAGACTTACCTGCAGCGCGAGCTCGCTGCTCCATTGCGATAGCTGCTTGAGTTTTGTGAGCATGGCTTCTACCGCTTTTACGAATTTTAGACACGCTATTTCTAGCCGATACGGCATCTTTGAATCCGAGTCCTTTGATCGTTCCTTTTGGATTTTCGTCTGTATATAAGTCTGAATGTTTTTTAGAACCAACAGGTTGTCCTTTCTTTCTAGGTATTCTTGGAGCCATTTTTAGACAGTAACCCCATAGCACCTTTAGCGCCTTTGATACCAAAGCTTGCAGAACAAGCAATATATAATAGATGTTTGTAATAATCTGGTAAACTGTGTAGTGCTTCAAATCCTGCTTTGATATGTGGTGTCCATCCAGGTATGAAGACTAGCACCGCTGGAATTAACAGGGCTAGTAAAATTACCTCGTCTTTCCAGCTCCCTTTCATTTGATCTACAGCAGAAGCTTCCCACGAAATCTTCCCTGCGATCTGTTGTTCCTTTAAACTTTTCTGTGCTTTTATTTCTGTCAAAGCTAAGTCCGCTTTTGCTTTCTTAGTCTCGACAAACCCCTTGACTGTATCTCCTATCAAAGATGTCAGAGGTCCTACTAGTAAGTTAAACATTATGATACCTTCCTAAATCTTTTTGTTTTCTTTTTTATATTCTTTGGCTGAGCGGCATGTTGTTTGCCTTGTGCTCTAGCCTTTCTTTTTGCCGCAGTAGTTGCAGCATATTCGCTAGATGATAAAGACTTTATAGCAGCGCTAGGTAGATACCTTTCGCCTGTAGCTTTAGGTCCTTGTGTCGAGGGCTTACCAGATTTGGTTCTCCATTTCTGTTTAGTCCAAGCCGTTAGACTTCTCTGCCTTTTTGTCTTAGGCATTAGCCTCTCTTTTTAGCAGCCTTTATCTTTTTCTGTAAAAACTCTGGAAGAGTTTTTTGAGCAGCAGTTAACTTACCTTTAGTACCGTTGCCATTTTTGACAGCAGTCATAGGTTTACCATTTTTAGCTTTACCTAATGGACCCATTTTCTTTTTGGGTGGTCTGCCTTTTTTACTTCCGTATGTTCCTTTACCTGCGGGCATTACATTCTCCTTTGCTTTTTCTTTTTAGGTTTTGTACATTCGCATTGTTTTATATGAAACAATTTGCAAATAAACTTTTTAATTATTTTCATCCTTTATAACCTCCGCCTTTAGCCTTATATTGTTTAGCTAACATCTGAGCTTTTCTCGCTGACCATTGACCAGGAGCTCCGCCTTTTCCGCCAGCTTTTATTCTATTAAATAAAGCCTTACGCATACCAGGTTTAGTATAATTACCTGCTTTATTTACAGTAGATTTACTTTTTGGTTTTGAACTTTTCATATAACGCTTTTACAAATCCTCTCATTACTACCTTCTGCTTAGGACCGCCTTCGCCTCGCACTTGTGATAGTATAGCTTTCTTTTTTCTCTCTGCTTTGGCTCTAGCTTTAGAACCTGGAGTAGAAAACTTTTTCTTCTGGGGCTTCTTTTTAGTACCAGATTTTATTTGTTGGTACATCTGAGCCCTAGTTACTGGCATTACTTTTTCTTTTTATTATTTAAATATTCTTTTAAAGTATCAAAGCCAGCAGCTTTTACATCATCCATAGTTACTGTACTATAAGATTTACCTTTGTAAGTAAAAGTAGCATCTTTACCTTTTTCTTTTCTAGCTTTTTTAAATGCTTCATTAAAAGACATTTCTTTTTTAGCACCAGGTTTCTCAATAGTCTTGCCTCCACCTTTTGCTGAATCAAATTGTGGTGCTTTATTTTTTGGACCAGAAACATTCTTACCTTGCTGAGTAGATTTATTTTTTTGTTGATTCTTCTTAGCAATATCTGCTTTACTTCCGCCCTTAGCTTTACTTGGGTTGGTGTTTTTAGATTTGTTTTTATTTTGATTACTCTTAGCTATATCAGCTTTGCTTGGTCCTCCGCCTTTTGCTTTACTAGAATTAGTGCTAGTAGACTTAGGAGGCTTAGGCTTTGAATTGCCTGCTGTGTTAGCCGTTCTATTTCTTGGATTATAATATTTGGACATTTGTACCTTCCTTATTTTTTGGAAGATTCTTCAGACTCAGAGGACTCTTCCACTTTAACCGCATCGCCACCTACTTTAACAACAGGGGCTGTCATTACTATTGCATCTGTGTTGATCATTTGATTATTATATCACAACACAATTTGCTTGACAATAGGTAAAATTAATGGTAATATACCACAATTACAGGAGAATATCATGGGTAAAACAACAGCAAAAATAATATTAATTGATGCATTGAATGCAGTAATTAATAACAAAGGTAACAAAGCCGCAGCTTCTAGAGAGCTAGGTATACCACGAACTACACTACTAGAGAGAATAGAACAAGCACAACTACAGGGTATCAAACCCACAGTGGTGCCCCCCGATGCTGAAGCAGCATTAATAGAACAACAGTATGAACATGACTCAGAGATTCGGGAGCTTAAAAAGAAAGTAGAAGTATTAGCCAAAGAAAATTTGGCGCATCAAAAATTAAAAGATAGTCTTATAAAAGCTGAGACACATGTAGCCAAGCCGCCAAAATGGTTGACTAAAAATACACCAGCAAAAGGTGCGCCAGGTGTACCTACTATATTCTTATCTGACTTTCACTGGGGTGAAGTTGTAGATGAGCAAGCGGTTAATGGTATTAATAAATATGATAGAGAGATAGCATTAAAGAGATTTAAGAACGTAGTAGAAACTACTATTGACTTATGTACGAATCACATGGTCAATCCTAAATATCCAGGATTGGTCTGTGCTTTGGGTGGCGATATGATATCTGGCGATATCCATGATGAGCTAGCAGAGAACAATGATGGCACTAATATAGAGCATGTCTTAGATCTGTTAGATAATATGACATGGGCATTGGAAAGATTTGCTAAAGTTTTCGGTAAAGTATTTGTACCTTGTACCTATGGTAATCACTCCAGAACTTATAAGCAATATCGCCACAAACAAGCCGCGAAAACTAACTACGATTGGATGCTATATAATCTATTAGCTAGACATTTTAAAAATGACAAGCGCATACAGTTCCAAATACCTACAGGCTTTGATACAGTATACAAAGTCTATGGTGTTAACTACTTACTGACACATGGAGATCGTCTCGGTGTGGCAGGGGGCACGGGAATTGTGGGTATGCTTGGACCGATAGCCCGTGGTGTGCAGAAGATTAAACAAGAATACCACAATAGAAATAAGACTATTGACTACGTATTACTAGGGCACTACCACCAGTATATATCTTTAAAAGGTACTATTGTTAATGGATCTACTAAAGGATATGACGAGTATGCTTACTCAAATAGATTTACATCAGAGCGACCACAACAAGCGCTATGGTTTACACACCCAGAGTATGGGGTAACATTCCAAGTTCCTGTAGTAGTTGATGAGCCGAAAGGTTCTAAGTCTAAAGAGTGGGTTAGTTGGCTGTGTTAAAATCGTAAGGAACATTTAAGTTTGCAGCAGCTTCTACATTATTAAGTATTGCTTTTTTAGGAGATGTCAGTAGTCTATAATCTTTTAGTAAATCTTTTAAAGCCTCTCGGGATAGTCTATTAGTGTCAATAATTATTTGACCACCTATATCTTGAGAGGCGTTGTGTTTAAATAAATCTTGTAAAATTTTATATAATTTTAATTGTCCTTCTCTTTGTTCTGCAAAACTTTTATTAACCATACCACTGTATATTGTTTTATACGCATCGGTAACCCTAGCATTGAATCTACTTTGTAATAAAGAATTACTTCCAGCATTTAATTTTTCCAATCTTAATAATTCTCTTTCTTTAGAAACTTTAGTAGGACTAAAACCTAGTGCTTGTAAGAAGGCATCATATACAGTAGCATCATCTGTTAAAACTGTACCATATCTACTTTCAACTCTACCATCTGCAGCTACGTCAAGAGCTTTCATATAGTTAGTTAAAAATGTAGGGGTCACAGCGTAAGCAAACTCTTGTAAAGGAAACTCTCCTGTTCTATTATAAGCACCAAAAAAGTTTCTAGAGTTTTGGAATATTATAGCACCTGGTGCTCCTAAAAATTCCTCAGCTCTTGCGCCTGTAGGGAATCCCATCATTCCTATGAGAGCACGTAGTTGCGCAGATCCAGGAACATTACCAAAAGATAATCTTCTTTGTACGTCTATGTTAGCTAATGCATTGAATATACCATTCTCAAAAAATTCTGCAAGTCTAGGTCCGCTTACTTCGTTTAACATTTTTCTAAACTCTGCTCTTGAATCACCGTCTATTCCCGAAACACTTTTACGCATTAGATCTCTTAACCAAGCCACTTCATCCATACCAGGTAATCCTAACAATCCACCAGTTATAGCTATCATTATTAATATCTTAGACAAAGCAACCTTACCTGCTGCACCATTTCGTGTAGCTAGTCTAGCCATTAAACTAAACATCTGACTTATATAAGTTTGGAATAAGAAAAATACAGAACCCCAACCTCTCATGTATTTAGGTCTATTTATTTTACCATAAACACCAAAAGTTTCTTCAATCATTTGAGTAGCCACCATTCTAGGTGTAGCCACACCATTGTTTCTTTTCAAAGCTGATTGGAAATCAGCATCACCTTTGAAAAAGTTTACAGCGTTTTCCATAGCATCAGTTTTTTGCATCATTCTATGTGTAGCAATGTAAGCAGTCAATCTTGCTACTGTTTCCATTGTATTAAAAATACCACCAATAACTGTATTTTCAAATGTTCTTATATTTCTTTGCAGTATTTGATTTCTACTAACAGCACCACGACCTTGAGGTATACCAGCTTCATGCATCGCCATACCTTGTTTTATTACACCTGAAAATACATCAGCAATGGCATCATCTTTTACGTCATTTGGTAATTTATCAAAATCTATAAATACATCTTCATATCTTCTACCACCATAATTTAACATTTTCATAACATCTTTAAATGCTCTAGTTAATTCAAATGCAGCGGACTGTCTCTTACCAGATATGGTACTTAATATAGGACCACTAAACTGCACGACACTCATTAACTGTAGTAAAGCTGAAGATACGTTACCTCCTAGGTAATACCAGAAACCTAATCTTCTTAAACCTGCTAGCTCATGCTTAGGATCTTGCACATATTCCCACCATTCTTTCGAAGCTTTTCGTAAAGTAGCGTCTGGATTTGTATCCGCCTTTTGAGTATTATTAAATGCTTCGGCAATGCTAGGATTAAATCTATTACCTGCTGCAAAACTACTGGCGGCTATACCATATTGAGTTAATGATCTTGTAAAGTCTGTGCTAAATCCTGGAACACCACCTTGTTGCTTACGAGGTGTTACAAAAACATTAAACCCACCAAGCTTACCATCTTTCATATTTGCGCCTTTTTCTAAAATATTATCTATTTCTTTTCTTACTTCTTTAAATATCGCTTTGTTGGTATCAGATAACATACCTGATGCAAAATCTATAGTAGCTAAATCTGCTTGCACATTAGCACGTAATTCTTGTATGTCCACTTCTTTAGTTTCAGATATTGTCACATCTGGGTTGTTACGATACTTAGCTTCCAACGAAGCTCTTACATCTTTTTCTTCATCTAAAGTAGTTATAGAATACTTTCGCTTTTCAAACATTCTATATTCAATAACTTTGCCGTCTTTGTCTTTTACTACAATATAATGACTACCATGTCTTTGCAGAGGAACGTAGTCTGTCTTCTTAAAGTCATCATACTTCTTAAGCTCGGCAGTTAAGGCAAGTAATCCTGCCCCAGGTGCCCCCTCTTCATCGGGTTTGCCTAATATTGTAGCTATTTCAGAATTTAATATAGTAGCTCGTTCCGCAGTGATACCTTGGTTAGCTAAAAATTCTGGGTTGTCAGCAATAACTTCTTGTAAATTTTGTACAGCTGTAGTTAAACGAGCTATATCTTCATAAGTTAAATTTTCATAATCTTTATCAGTTAATTCTGAAATAGATTTAGTACCATCTAAAAATATTTTTTCATCTAAAGCAATGCCCATGTTTATTCCAGCATTGCCTGTTATAAAACTTATTGCTTCATCAAGTTTGTTCTTTGATACTTCGTTTCCTAATAATCCTCTAACAATTTCTAAATGCATAAGTTGCACTGCTTCCATTGCACTTTCATAAGCATCAGCCACTTCACCATCTAATATTACAACATCACCAGCTTTTACTGTACTATCTGCGCCATCACCATCACGCTCAGCAATAAAAACAATTTGAGTTTCATTTTCTTTCTTTCTGTATCTACCTGGAACTTGTTGTGATATTTCCATAGCTTTGGTTAATAAACCTGCGGCAGTTGGATTACGCATAACTTTTAAATATGTTTGTAATTTACTTAAAAATTCACTTTGTAATTGTCTAGTCTTTTGATCTCTTAAATGAACTGCAGTATATAGTCTTTCAAATATTGGATACTTCTTTGCCCATATTCTTGCATGAGAAAATATTCTACCAAGAGTACCCAAACCTTTTTCACTAGTTACACCACGCGCCTCTTCGTTAGCTTCTGACTTAATATCATTCTGCATTTCCCTAAATTCTTTTCTCAGGGTTTGTCTATTTCCTGGTATATACGCATCTATATCTGGAGACGAAGGTTCGTCAATATATTCTAAACTGTTTTTATAATTAGATTGACTTATAGGGGCATCAGATAAACTACCGAAAGCTAATGTAGCTTGTGTTTCCATTTTTGCTTTACCATATTGTTTAGCTAATATACTGTTATTTAAACGTATATTATTTTGTTGCAACCTTTTATATTCTGCAACTCTATCTGCATACATACCTTGGTCTATTTGATTGAATATCTCATTGCCTGTAGTAAATCCTAATCCTCTCATAGCATTACCAAATGCCATCAAGTAAGCTTTCATTCTTTCAAAGACCTGAGCCAGTAAACCTTTAGCAGCGTATTTGTTCGCCATGTAATCTGCAAAAGCAAATGTTATACCTTCTTCTATATATAACTCTTCTGAAGCATTTGGTTGACCAGCATAAGTTTCTTTGATATTATATTTTTTTACCCAGACTTTTTTAGAATAATCTTTTAACATCTTCATTTCTTTGTCTGTAAAGAAACCACTTTGGAACATAGCATGCATAGCTTCATGTCTTAAAGTAGCCATCTGTGAGTTCATAGTAGTTTTTAATCCACCGTATTCACCTTTAGGACTATTTAATACTGATATTATTTGAGGCTTCGTCATGTTTATAGCTTCTGTTATAACATCGCGATGTACTGTAAACTTACCTTTGGCTCTAGAATTATCTAACCATCTATTAACAATACTTAAATTTACATATGATAAACCTAATCTGTCTAACTCATTACGTAAAGCCATATAAATTCGTGGTAAACCTTTTGTAAATTCTTTTGTGTAACCAGGATTAACCATACTCATCACAGCTACGTCTATACTAAATGGATTATATTTATAATCATCTCTAAATATAGGACCAAATTTTGCGTCTGTGTCATGAATAAATCCTACAACACCGATCTCTCCTTTATCAAATACTCTAGGATTATAAGAATCTACTTGATCTTCTGGAAGATCGTCTAGCTTTCTCATAGCTTCATTTTCATATACTGTATTAGGATTTCTAAGTACTGCGTCTCTTATTTCTTTGAAGCTATCACCATCTGCAAGTTTTCTGTTTCTATACATCTTACCTTTTTCTGTTACTTTAATCAGAACAGGAATAGGTTTTTGAGGATTTAAAGCGCCAGCCCAATTAGCCCTGCCTCTGCCTTCATGGCTTAATACACTAACTAAAGGGCGTTTGCCATCTTGTCTGTCTACTAGTAATTCTAGGTAAGGAGGAGTTATACCATTATCACTTTCTCTAGCAAAAGCAATTTGTCTTTTCAATTGTCTTGCCATTGTTAAATCAGGTTCTTGTAAAGCTAATTTATTAAATGTTCCAGGCATTATATACATAACAGCTAATTCTGAATTATTAGCTGGTTTATTGCCAGGAAAACCTCCATCCATATTCCAGAAAGTGTTGCTTATATTACCTAAGAAAGTTTGATTTACTCTGGCGCTAAGCATGTTAGCATTTATAAGTCTTTGCTTTTCACTAATTTGTTTTGTCTTAGCATCAGGATCAGCTTCCCATACTTCTACCACTTTAGTCAAAGCAGTTTCTGGTGTACCTTGATACATAGCAGCAATGCCTTTTCTATTAGGAAATGACTGATGTTTTATTCTATTTAATTGATCACGTGTTAATGGCTTGTAACCAAAAGAACTATATAAAACATTAAAGTCACGCAATTCTTTTTGAGCAGCAGATATTCTATTTCGGAAATAGCTTATTTGTTGCGCACGATCTTCTAATGAAATACCTTTTCTATTTATTAAACCCTCTATAGCTTTTTCGTATCCTGTGATTGCGGCTGGCGTGCCCCCTGCACCTATACTACTAGCTAACTTCTCCATTCTATATCTTCTGTTAATAGCAGGCTCATACATGACATTACTAGAAGCTTCGTTTAATATATCTCTAGCCTCTACAATATCTTGACGTTGTTTGTCTGATAGTTTTTTAGTTCTTAAATCATCACCTATTTTAGATAATTGACCAGCTATTTTTTCATCTGAATTATTTACAATCTCTTCTTGACTGAGAGGGGGCACCGCGGGTGTAACACCGACCTGTTCTTTACCAACCCTAGTAGTTTTATTTTCTACATTGTTTTCTAATATATCATCTAGTAAAGCTCTGCCAACTGTCTTACCTGTGCCTCTTTCTGTAGCAGTATTGTTTAATATCTCATTTATTTTTTGTGCGGTGTATATAGATTTTCTACCACCTCTAGGAACTTCTGGAGTAAAAGTGCCGTCTGTTGTTTCTTGTAAATAACCTAACTCACCTAGTCTTATTGTTTCTTCTGGTGATATATAGTTTTGGGAATCTTGACTTTCTGCTTCTATTAACAATGCTCTAGGTCCTGTGCTTTCTAGCATATCAATAGCATTGTCTGTATAGCCTCTACTTTTTAAAACTTTAATAGCTTTTTGTCTTTGCTTTTGTGTTAAAGGTTTTACATTTATTTGTTCGAAACCAAGTTTATCAGATATAGGGGTGTCATCAATAACTGCCCCTGTTTCAGGATTTAAACCTTTTTCTTTTTTAGTCTTAACAGATTTCTTTATAGGATTTAATTGACCAATATTATTAAAGTCTACTTCTTCAAAAGTATTACCTGCACCTGGTACAGTATTTTTTAATAATAACGTTTTCTTACCACCTACATTGTATACACCAGCAATTTTATATACAGGTGGTATAGGATTACCATCTTTATCTAATACAGGTTTTCCCTTTCTATCTAAAGTTTCTCCATAACCAGTTCTTGTAAAAGTAAAATCTTTATAATCATCACCAAACTTTGCTTTGACTTCATTGTCATCTACAACATTTTTTTGCTCTCCTGATGCTCCTAGATCTACATTCTTAATATCTTTTATCTGAGATCTTGTAGCCACACCACCTATAATACCAAAAGGACCACCACCTGCAGCACCTGCTGCAGCAGATTCACCTACTTGTTTCCAGAAGTTTTTATCTGTATATAAGTCAGCTAAAGAAGCTTTAATGCTTTGATCTTTATACATAGCTCCTTCAATAGCACCAGCACTTGATGTAATTATTTCTTGCGAACCTTCAGCCACAGCCTCACCTAATGATGTTTTACCAATAGACTTAGCAATGATTGATTTTGTAGATTGATTTATAGCTTTGTTAACAGCATCTACTCCACCTTTTCCACCCATATCTTTTAACAATTTTCCAACGTTATAACCTGCACCAAAAAGTCTTTCAGCCGCTGCGTATGGTAAACCTGCAGCTAAAGATAGACCAGCATGCACGTCATTAAAATCAGTAGCCTCTAGTTGTGCTATTCTAGAATCACCAACACCCATACCATAAGCCATACCTACACCAAGAGTTGGATTAATAATACTAGCTGCAAATATTGGAATTGTAGTGACAAGACCTTGTCCTACGTTATAAGTTAACCATTTATAAAAATCTTTAAATCTAGTTTCAGAACCCATTATCTCTTCAATGGATGTGCTAAATGGTATTATCTCACCATCATCTGTTTCGATGTATTGCTTGGCTTGACCTTCTAATTGGTATCTTTGTATGGCATCATTAGTAGCTTTTTCTAAACCTTCTAATCCGACTAGATCAGCTATCGTTCCGAGTGCCCCCGCTCCTATAGTCTTAAGACCATGCCAGCCTCCTTTGAGACCTTTCATAAAAGAAGTATCGTTTAAGTCATCTGGATTGTTGTATCGTTCTGCACCAACACCATATCTATAGATAAAGCCTTGATCATAAAAACGTTTTTCTAATTCTGGACTTTTTAAATAGCTGCGTATCTCGTCATCAGTAAAATCAAAAGGAACTGCTACTTGGACAGGACTACCATTGTCCTCGTCTATTTTAACATATTTTACTTTTTGAGATTGAGATTGAGAAGTTGTTCTTACAGGATCTCCTGTAAGTTCCATTTGAGAAAGTTGAGTGGCTAAAGATGGGGCAGCAAATTTTTCTGCAGAATCAATTATAGATTGTATACGTGCTTCAGTAGGTGCTTTATATTCTATTTTATCTTCTGCCATAATTTTTTGTTACACTTGCGTGTATTCAAGAGTTAAACTCTTTACTTGGTATCGTACAAAGGAGAGTTTTGAGTACCATCTATTGTTACAGTACCGCCTCCTTGCAAGCCACCACCACCTTGCGCAGCATTAAGTGCTGCTTGATCGATTGGGTTTCCAAATTGTGGAATACCGAACTTATCTAAAATCAGAGCGTTTTGTAAACCCGCAAGATCTGTATAGCCTTCCTTCTTTTTACCTTCAAGAATCATATCAAGTTTGTTAGATAATATTGATGCAAATGCTTTACTATCTAGTGGTATACCTTGTGCTGCTGCTTCTGCAATAGCTGCATCTTTTGCTAATTTTTGATCGTCTGTTGTCATTTGCGATTGCTTGTATTCAATCTCAGTTAGCTGCACAGCCATATCTAATTCATCTAATCTTTCTTGTCTAGCTCTATCGTATTCTTTTTCTTGCTTCGCTACTTCTGCTGCTTGGTTAGCTTTCATTTCATCATTGTATGCTTCGATAGCACCACCAAGACCTTCGCCTTTTTCTATAGCTCTGCCTGCTTTAATTAAAGCATCACCATCTAATTCAACACCATCAAGAAAACTAAACAAACCTTTTGGTCTGCCTTCTTCATCTTCTTCCTCATCATCCATGTATGCAGAACTTGGGATAGTCATACCTGTAGCTGGCATTGTTGGTCTATCATCATCATCCACATATGCGGCACCTGCTTGATATCCTGAACCTGGTATTGTTGGTCTATCAGGAGTCTCTTCTTCTGTCCTTACAGGAATTGTTAGATCTAAACCTGTGCCTTTACCACCAGGGGTCATTAAACCTAATGGATCAAATCCTGTACCAGTTGCTCCTGGGTAAGTAATTTTACCACCGTACTTTCCACCTGGTTCTAATTCACTTAGTAAAATAGGACCAATACCGCTTCCCGTCATAGCTAATCTTTGTCCTGGTGATAAATTTTGTGCGTATAACTGTGGATAAAGTTTTTGATGATATGATGATTTTGCCATATTAACTCCTATGCAAACGGTTGGAAACCTAAGTTTGCCGCTACTCCTAATCCTTGAATACCAAGACCCATTGCTTGTGAGAATAAGCTTGGTTGTTGTACTGCTGGACCTGTGTATTGTCTGGTCTCACCTGTTGGAACTCCTCTTAAAATATCTGAGTAGAATCCTAATTGTTGTTTTGGATAATCTCTTTCTTGCATAAATGTAGAGTATCCTAAGTCGAGAGCTTGTTGATCCATTCCTCTCTGTAACCCACCTAATCCCATTTGCTGTTGGATATCTGCTTGACCCGATTGTTGTTGAGCAGCAGCTGTTGTAGACATACCTAAAGCTGATTGTAATTGAGATTGTCTGTCTTGTTGTGCTGCTGATAAAGCAGTGTTATATGCATCAGCTTGTGCTTTTGCATATAGGTCACCTAAACCTTGTTGTAAATTTCTTTGACTTTCTGCCTCTAATATAGCTTGACGTGAACCACCAAATGCTCCAGCACTTGCGGCTTGAGCTGCTATGCCTTGATCACTTATTTGATTTTGTCTTCTTAATTCTCTGGCTGCAATGTCTGCTACGTTTTTGTTGTAGTCAGTCATGTAGTCACCTACACTTGTCAATGCGGGTGCCCCCGCTGCGGTCGCTGCTGTGTATGCTTGACCTTGTTGCGTTTGTCCAATGCCTCGTTGTGCTTGTGCTTGTTTGATTGCTTGCTCTTCCATACTACTTAAGCCAGCAAGCCTAGGTCCTGTGTATGGTATAAAATCTTCTTTTGCTACATCACCTGCAGTTGCTACTAAAGACTCAGCAGCTTTTTCCATGTACTCTGGAAGTCTTATTTGGGTAGTAGAATCTTGTCCTGCTTGTTTAGTTCCGAATAAAAAATCTAACATTATGCTAATCCTTTGTTAAATAATACTGGTCTACCTATAAAACCTTCATCTTCTTTTTCTCTAGCTTCTGCTAAAGCTTCTTGAAAGTTCTGTAATAACGGTCCATCTGATCCTTGATATGCCCTTGCTATTATACTATCGTAATCCATAGGTTGTTGTATTTTTCTGCGATAAGAAAAATATGGTAAATCTTCTTCTGGTTTAGGTTTTAAATCTCCTCCATCTGGCATTGACGGAACCATACTATCACCACCGCCTCCACCTTTTTTAGGATTCATAACACGATCAATAGCTCCAGAAACTTGTGGAGTTAAAGCCGCTTTTCCAATTGTAGCGCCTTTGCCAAATTCACCTGTGTTTAAATTGAATCCTATACCCTGTGTAGCTGGATCAAAAAATGATTGATTGAGTCCTGCGTAATCAAACATCTTATCTTGCCCATACATTGCTCTTGCAGCACCTGGGTCCATACCTAAACCACCAATACTACCTGATCCAGATAATATTGCATTGACTCTGTCTTGAAATTCTGATTCACTTTCAGAAGGTTGTTTTTCTAATTCTTCACCACCACCTAATGATTTAATAATTTTCATAAAAGGTAAATTTTCTAGCATACTTCCTGCACCTCTAGCTATGTCACCTATAAATTCTTTTCCTGTTGGAGGAGCGGTTCTTAAAACTTTTTTAACAGGATCAAATACTACACCACGACCATACTTTTCAATAAGACCCAAAGCTTCATCATAATTTTCTTGTGAGATAATTCCTGCATTTAATAATTGTTTAGCGTCATTACCACCTAGTCTAATACTTCCTAATCTTTTTTGATCAACACCAGACATTATCATTTTGGATAACTCACCCATGCTATAACCTGTTCGTCTACCTTCAGGGCTCTTAGCAAATTTAAGTTGATCTATTAATTGATTTTTTTGGTAATTAGTTAAGTTAGGGTCATTTTTTACTTCCGCAATTTTTGCATCTACCTCAGCTTGAATTGCTTTAACTTCATCATTACCACCAAATAATTTTTCTAAAAAGCTTTTTTCTTCTTTTTTATCTTTATCTTGTTTTGGCGCGGATGGTTCTGTGATTCGCGGAGCCATCTTGACACCAGTTTCTTTTTCTTTAGCAGCCATGGCATCTTCTAAATCTCTGAGCACATCTGTATTTACTTTATTCTTATTACCACCGCCTCCACCGCCACCGCTAGGTTTTGGTCGACTGTATGATCCTGTAAAATCTTTATTTCTTGTCGTATTTCCACGACCAGGAGGAGCAAATGATGGAATGCCTGTTACAGGTTGTGGCTCTCCTGAACCACCTAGTAGTTTAAGTATGCCTGCTTCTTGTGGGTTAATATAAGCTAATGATTCACCTTCTGGTGCCATAGCATTAACTGTTTGTGCCGCACCTCTTAATTCGTTTTGTACATTAGATAATGCCATATTATAAAAATCTTTTTGTGGTTCTTCTGTAGGGGGTAGTTGAAATATGCCTCGCTGTTTTCTAGATTCTTTTGCTAGAAGTGCTGTAATTCCTGGCGAAGCTTGACCTGACCTAACCACCATATCACCTGATTGAACTGGACCTGCAACTTGCATTTAAATATTATACCTTTTTTGTACCTTTCTGACAAGGGGGGCACGCGCAAAATTATAGCGGGTTATTTGTATCACTTGTTACCTCCATTAAACTTACTATCACATGTAGCCTGCCTGCTGTTACAGCTTGGGCTTTTAGTATTTCTGTAGCTTCCATGACTAACGGATTAGTTAATATCTCGTCTGTCGCGTCACCACTCACAGCTTCTTTCTTTAATCTAAATACAGCAGAGCTAGCATCTGTGATTGTTAAAGTTGCTGTGTCACCTGAACCAGAGTCATCAGATATTAATATTGATTTAATAATAGTCTTAGTCTCTGCTGGACATGTGTATATAGTCGTATTGTTTGTCGTAGTTAAATCTACTTTTTTACTTTTATATTCTATAGCCATTAACTTAAAAACCAACTCATAGAAGTTTGCTCCGTTTGATCTGCAATCTTAACAGGAGGACTTTCTTCTGCATAATCTTTTAATTTTAAAACTTGTATCAATGTGTCAAATGTTCTCACATCTATCTTACCTTCTGCTCTTTCTTTATAAGAAGGTTCTGGGTATGCTGGGTTACTGTATAGTGACATTATCTAGCTCCGTCTGCTCTGCCTTCTGCTCTCCATGTACCTAGTCGCCATGATACACCTGTGGCATCTGATTCATATCTAGCTTGAAAAGATCTTCCCCTTGCTCTTAAATCTAACTTGTTTGCTGTATTGCTTACAGTAAAAGGTCCTTTAGTTATTTCAGAATCTTGTGGATATATTTTTGTTTTTAAAGTAAACTTTACACTATTACCTGCGCTGTATGTTACATCGGGTATAACTCTATTCATAAAGTAAACACTGTCACCATTTGCATCACCATTAAAGAAACCTGTTTCTACAAAAGCTGTGATTGCAGAACCTGCTGCATCTGTACCAGACTCTTGGTTATATTGTAAACCAGTATTATCTACGGTTAGTGGATTAGCAAAGATATTAGAATCTACCCATGCTGTTCTATCTAATGTACCGATTGACCAGTTGTTGTCTATGTAATTATATATGACATACTTATCAATATCAGTTGAACCTTCTGATGGATAGAACCACCATATCTCATTGAACTTAATATTCTGACCAGCAAATACTTTTTCTCTTTGTACTTGATTAAAGTCATCAAACACGTGCTGTAATACTGGGCATGGTAAAGTTCTTACTGCACCATCATACATATAGAAGTTATCCACACCCATCCAGAATGACGCACCTTCAATTGTGGTAGCCGCGTTCTTAGATATAGTACCTGATATTTCTCCAAGTACAGAGAACGAGAATGTAAAAGGCGGACCAATAAATTGCATAGAATAAACATCTACATCTGTCCATACAAATATCTGACCACGACCTTTTTCTACTGCTTCTATATTAGTTCCTGTACCTAACCTTTGTTCACCAGCTGTGTTTGTTATCTGAGCATTCCATGTACTTAAACTTTCTTGATCTGAAAATCTTATGGTCATTCTATCATATGTAGAAGAACCTTGAGGATTAGCACCGAATACAATTAAGTGTCTATCTGGTGTAGATACTAACACTTGCCCAACTTTAGTTGGTATCTGTGAAGCATCTCCACTTAATGTGTTTGTCACGTAGTAAGCTAGTGTAGTTCCTCTGAATGAACTGGGCGCTGCTACAAAAGCACTGACATCAAAATAATATATTGTATCTTCACCACCACCTACAGAAGCTACCAAGTCCTCACCAAAAGCATCAATAGACCAAACTCTAGGAGACAACACAACACCAGAACCTGAACGTGCAGTACCCCATGAAGAAGCTCCCCACAAACCAGCACCAAAACCATAGCCTGTTAAACCATCGTCTGGTCCGTTGTTAGTTAGGTATCTAACTGTTATAGAACCTCCGCCTGTAACACCACCAGATGAAGCTGTACCCGAAGATGCCACAATAGAATATTGGTTTGCACTTATATATGTTGCTACATATTCTTGTGCTGCAATAGTAACACCATCAAAGGTTACTGCTGTTTGCACAACAACACGAGAACCTGGGCTAGTGTTAGCTAAACCGTGATTAGCATGTGTGACTGTGACAACATTAGAACCTGCAGAACCTGTGGTATATGGATTAGTTAAAGTTATTGGGTCTGTTCTAAATGGAGTGATGTCATATACTTGACCACTGTACTCCACAAAGAAGTGAGTTGATGTTCCCATAAATATAAACTTACTACCATCTGTATCTCTATGTGGGAATATTTTACGGCATTGCCCTTGTAGTTGCGATGAACTAAATCGTTTAGTCCAACCACCTATCTTCTCTGCATAGCCTTGAAAGAAGCGCACCTTGTCTGCGTTTGTATAACGCATCTGCGCTTGGTAATCTGTTATGTCTGTGATAACTCCTGGAGGCGCTGTTAATTGTACTAATGGCATTTGCCGTGCCCCCTTTCCTACCTGTTAGGTATATTTACTAAGTAACTCTCCATCCACATTATCTTCTCTTTGATAATGGCAATGTCCTGTTGCATTTGAGTAATACTATCTACTTTAGTTTCAACAGCATCTAGTCTTTCAGACCACATGCCCCATGTCACGGCTATACCAAAAGCCATTACTACATAAGGTGCTATTAATTTAAGATCTATTTTCATTACGCTCCTGGGTCGGTTATTGTATTACCCGCGGCAACCCACTCAAGTATTTCTTGGTAGTGTCTGTTGTCTGTATTGTGAGGAACATAGATTGTTGAATTATCTTGAAAAACAACTTTATATGTAATTGAATTATCAATTTCAAATGTTATTTTTGTTATTGTCTGTATCATCTATAACTCCGCATCAAATTTAAATTTACCTGTTGAGGTTGCAAAATAAAAATGTCCCCCTCTAGCTACATCAAAGGCACCAGAAGAATCTACTTCAACTTTTGTACTGTTTGCTGTTATGTTTGCAAAATATACATTAGTTAAAGTTCTAAACTGTCCATTGTGGTAAAGTTTTAAATCGGTATTTACTGTACCTACTACAGTTCCCGAAGGGGCTGTTCTCATTGTTATTGGAAAGTAAAATCTAAAAGGAGAAGCAGAAGTATTTAATGCTACTGCTACATAACCATTAGCACTATTACCTTCCTCAAAATAATATCTTTGACATTTATTCAAGTTACTCTCATAACTCTCAAAAGGAAAATTAGGTATAGATGTGGAATCAAACTCACCGACTTCAAGTTGAACACCTGTGATTGCCCAATCATTTGATGTACTATCTGCTAAATTAACATGGTTGCTAGGTATAGCATTTGCTGCTGTAAAACTTTCCCAAGTGGTTGCTTGTGTACCACCTGTAGCATTTGAACCTGCACCTAAATACCATCTTAAATCTAAACTTACTGCATTGTCATTATCCATTGCTCCTGATGTGTCAGCAGGAAAGTTTATAACTTTTTTCTCCCAAGTGTCTGCTGAAGATATTGTATAGTTTTTAGAAACAAATCTTGTATTATCATGGTCATAAAAACCAGTGGTATAAGTTCCTGTTTTATTTGATTTAACCCAAAATGTTACTGTAAGTTTTTCAGCACTAGATGTGCCTTTTTTTAAAGAACGAAGATTTTGTCCTTCAAATTTTTGCCTTACCCATAAACCATCACTCGCCGCAGGTGAAGCATCAGCAGTGGTGCAATCCATTCTAAAAGCTTCTGTAAAACCTGCATTATAAGCATTACCGCTTGTTAAAGTTTCTTGTGCAATAGTCCAAGTTCCTAAAGTAGTAAGATTAATATGCCATCTATCACAAGCATAATATCCTGATGAAGTTTTACCTGTTGAACTAGTGGCTCTTTGTGAAATTTGCATATCTCCATTGATAATTAAAGGAGTTGCGATCCTATCGCTTGGATAACCTTGATTTGTTAAACCTTTATTGGGTATTGTATTTAATGCCATGTTATACTCCTATTAATTTATACATTGTCCAAGTTGAAAAATTTGAAGCACTTATTGTTTCACTAGATCCCGCTGTTTGTTGTGCATAAACTTCAAGATAATCACCTACTGATAAATCAATGACTGACGCTCTGCCTACTGTTATCTCAATATTATTCTGTGAATATGATCTTGCAAAACCTTCGTTAATTGATGATCCATTAAGGTATAATCTTGATTGGCAATATTCACCTTCATCAAGACCAGATATAAACATTGAATATGAATAAAAATATTTACCACCCTCACCACTTGGAACTGTAAAACGATAATTACTAGTGTCGTATGCAGAATCTGTGTCCCATTCTTCTGTGCTAAAATTAACTTTTGTCCAAGCACCATCTGCAATAGTTTGATTACTTCCTAATTTTGCAAAAAAAGCAGGAGTGTTTTTCAATGCAGCATTATTAAGTGTTAAAGAGCCTGACCCATCAGAAGTCATAATGGCATTATCACCGCCATCAGCAAGTATGTTTACTTTGAGTTTACTAGTCATTAACCTATCCTCTCGCCTTTAGCATAAGTATTCGATTGACCACCTAGTATTCTTCTATCAGAACTACTATCCATCTCTATATATCCTTGAAATCTTACATTATCTCCTGCATCTAATTGCACTACTGCATTAACATGAATACTTTCTAGATCTTGTTTTCCGTCAGCACCATCTTCTCTTCTTGCTTGTTTTATAGCATCAGTATTATTTTTTAATATCCTTGCCATAAAATTTCTTGCTGTTGGATTGTAAAGCATAATAGTAACATTAAAGTTGTAATAACCAGTGCTAGGGGCTGTATAGACATATGATGAAGTATCAAAACCGCTTCCGAAATTATATTCAGTAGTTGCAAGAGGAGCAGTAGTCCAAGTATTGTTACTTATTGTAAAGTCGCCACCACTTTGGTATGATTGAAATGCTGTGCTATTAAAAAAATCAGTTGCTAAAGTTCCTGAAGGAACAGTAATGGTATCTCCTGCTTCACCAATCGTAATTGATGAGCCTGACTGTTTTATAATCTCATTTACCTTTAACTGTGATACCACTACTTACTCCTTATGATTTTGGGTTTGCGTCTTTAACAGCTTTAATTCTAGTTTTCCATGCGTCAATATCTGTATAGATCTCGTCTAGCTGATCTCCAATATCTCCGTACGCTGCTCTACGTTTAGCTTTAACTTCATTGTTTGTCTCTTCAGTGTTACCTGCTGAATCGTGTGCAGCAAGTTGATCTGCTGAAGGTTGAGCCAAACCAGAAATATTCCATTCTTTTATGTATGGACCCTTACCATCAGAATCATCCTGAAGTAAAACATCTTTTGTAAAGTCTACAGTTTTTGAATTAGCTGCGCAGTAAAGTTTTACCTTTGTTGCTAATGATGCCATTGTTTACTCCTATCCGCTAAAGTTTGCGTATTCCACAACTTTAGCACGTTCTGCCGCTCTTTTCGTTGCTACATCAGAAGGTACAGCGGTTCCACCTTCTGCTGCTCTGACCACCATCCAGTCAGTTGAAGCAAGATAAGCTCTCGCTGTTTCGTTGATTGCTTTCTGATCAGCGAATGCATCTTGTTTGTCCATATCAGCTTTGACTTTTGCCCAAGTAACAGCATCTGGCTTAGAGCCAAAAATAGCTGTGCCGTTAGAGTCAGCGCCAGATACCCACTTAACTTGCGAATTAAACTCCGCTTCGGTAGAGGGGGCACCATTTATGACAAACTCGAATGAGCCGATCGATTGTATTGCTTGTGCACAATCTGCCATTGTTTACTCCTTATAGTATCACCAGTGTTCCGCCACTGGCTATGTTTATTGTTTGTCCTGAGGACACTGTTATAGGACCCACTATACTCGCATTTTCAGATGCTGCAATAGAAAGTCCTCCCGTCAAAGTTTGTACATTTCTATACGCGCCTTGAATACTTGTTAGTTTCGCAGCAGTAACTGTTGCGTCACTTGGAGTACCTATGTCTAAAGTATCTCCGAATATCTGTCCAGAAAATGTTGCATCACTTGCTGGTGCAGATGTAAATGCTATTGTACCAGATGTTGAGCCCGCTGTAAAGGCTGTTCCTGGTACTTGATAGACACCATTTATATGAATCATTAGCGATGCTAGTGAACCTATTGTTTGTGTGGTGCCCCCTACAGCTATCGTAAACTGTGTGGTGGAACCATTAAAGCTTCCGCTAATATCGTCAATTACTGAAAAATTTCCCTGGACTGCAGGGTTTCCGATGTATCCCATTATGCGCTTACCTCAAAAATTGTCATTGATGTTGCTCTTGTATAATCTGTATTATCATAAACTAAAAACTGTCCTCCAGCATCTTCTTTAAATTGTAATTTTACCGCCACTGAACTTGTAGTGTTAGGATTCCAATATGCGTAGAAAGAAACAAATCCTTTAACATTATCTGAATTTGCAGGGAATTTTTCTTCAATGAATCTAGTAGCTCGTGTTGTAGTTGGCGAAATTATTTGAAGATAACCATTAGGTGTTGTAGTTGAGCTTAGTCCATGTAATCTGTAATTAGCATTTACCACTACATATAAATAGTTAGATGTTGAACTTGGAGTGTATGTTGTTGATATAACATCAGCATAAGTGCCAGAAGTTGTAACAGCACCAGTACCTAAAACATTATCTTGTATACCTATAAGTTTACCAAAACCAGATGCTTTAGCTATTGTGACTGCACTGTCCGCTATTCCCGCTGTTGGTATTGTTGTTACTGCCATTAGTCTAATACCTCTCTTAATATACAGGTAACAGGACCACTATTACCAAAATTTGTAGAATTGTTAGAATATTTAGCATAAGGAGTGTAAATAATACTATTAGTTGTATTAGGTGTATCTGTAACAAACCAACATATATAGTTGTAAAAAGAATTACTAGATAATGCTTGATAGTTATAATATCTACCTATGTCATCATCTACTAATGAGAAACTACTACCACCATCTGTGCTTTTATATAAAGCAAAAAAAGTTGCTGTATTGTTAGCGTTTGTAAAAACAGTACCGTTTAAAGAATAAATAAATTTTGAAGATGTAGTATTAGGTGTAAGAGTTAATCTTAAATCAGTGCTTATCTCAGCATAACTAGTAGATCCAATAGTAACATTTAAATCTGCTGTGTTCATAGCCACTTGACCAATCTTACCAAAACCTGATGTCTTTGCACCAGAAGCAATACCTAATGTGCCACCACTTTCACCAAGAGTAATTGTTTTTGTTGCGTCAGTGCCGAGAGGCGAGATTGTTGATACTTTTAATGTGCTCATTATGTTCCTATTCTATACGCTCCAAAGTTAGTGCTTTTGTTAGTTGTCAATATTCTAATTACACTGCCTCCACCTTTAAAAATTTTTCCATACAGCTCAACGTAATCGTCTGTATCCATATCTATTGTAGCAGAAACATCTACACTCATTTGAAGTCCGTTATTACTTCTGAAATCTATTGTCCGTTCTGCGTAAATACTTCCATTTTTGTAAATAGCAGTAGAGCCTAATTGCATTTGTGATGCGTCAGTTTCAAAACGAGCTGAACCATAAACAAAATACTTTCCTGCAATTGTGGGTGTAAAACGATAATTTGAACTCGCATCATATTTACTATCTGAATCAAAAACCTCTGTGCCTATGCTAATTTTTGTATAACTATTATCAGAAATAGTTTGGTCTGAACCAAGGTTTGCCTCAAAAGCAGGATATAAAAAATTACTTTGCACATCACCACTACCCAAGGCAATCGTACCTGCATTGGATGAACCTAATGTTAAGGTAGTAGTTCCGCTTCTTGTGTCGATTGTATCTACTAATATCTTTGACATCTATGCTCCTATAATTCTATATCCATAAAAAAATGATTCTAAGTTTGATGAACTTCTTATTGTTGGAGAGCTATCACTAGAATCTAAATAAATTTCTACATAATCATTGTCATCCATTTCAATAATACCATGTAAGTCTAATCCTGCATCTCCGCCATTAGAATCTGGTCTGGTAATTTTAGCTAATCTTTCAGTTCCATTTTTTCTTATCATTAAAAACAATGAAGATGCTGAACTCACTGAGACGCATCTTAAAGAACATCCAATCATATACTTGCCTGCCACTGTAGGTGTAAATCTATTGGAAGCATACTTACCATCACTATCAAAAGTTTCTGTATTAAATGTAATAAGAGTAGCAGTGTCTGCTGATATGCTTTGATTACCATCAGTTTTATGTGCTAAAAATGCGGGAGTATTCACTGCTAATGTTTGAGAAGCTCCACTAGCTAATGCTACTGTATCACCACTCGCGCCTAAAGTTAAGCTAGTGCCTGATTGTGGTTCTAAATTATCTACGAATACTGTTCCCATTAGGCTAGGACCTCCATTGCTGTAATTGTTGAAACATATCTAAAACCAGTTGATGCATTATTTTCATCTTCACCTGAACTATTAACACTTAAAGTTTGACCACTATTAATTTTAACTTGTACATAATAAGTGGTAGCTGAAGTCGTATTAGGCGAGTCTAAAAAGTTCATGTCTGTATTTTGTGCACGAGCAAATATAGCATTTGACATAGGAGCAGTTGCTTGATTTTTTACTCCGTCTGCATCACCAACAGCTATTGCTGTGCTATCACGAAGAAATCTTATACCACCATAAACATTTGTTGTTGTTCCAAAAGAAAACGAACACATAAGATATATTTTACTGCTTGTAGATGTAGGTGTGATTGAAACATTAAAACCAGATATACTAGTAAAAGAAGTAGAGGTAAAAGTTGATTTGTCTGTTTTTGTTGTTGAAACTACTTGACCAATTTTTCCAAATCCTGTAGCGGTTCCACTATTCGATATTGTACAGCCTGATGGTATACTTAATGTTTTACCACTAGCACCTAATGTTACTGTTGTTCCCGATGATAGGGGTTGAATGCTATTTACTTCAAGTGTGCTCATACTACTGTAAGATTACCCTCCACTGTGACAGTTCCTGTGAATGTTACAGGACCTGCTAAGAATGCGTTATCACTTGCAGCTACTGCTACAGTTGATGTTATTGTTTGTAAGTTTTCATAGACACCATTGAATGATGTCATCATAGGTGCTGTTATTGAATCGTTGCCTGGTGTATTTGTACCAACAACACTATTTAAAAATATAACAAAACAAGTATCGGTACCCGCTAAAGCTGTTGTAAAAGTTATTTGACTGCCTGCTACTGTATAGTCAGTTGTAGGTTTTTGGCGCACACCATTACGAAGAACCGCAATATCTTCTGGCACTGCTACACTAACTGATAGTGCATATGCAGAAGAACCATCGCCTGTTAATGTTTGTACAGATGTACTGCTTGTAAAATCTTTTGTTACTGGATTACCTAAATATCCCATGTTACTCCTATGTGCTTATGCTATCTATAAAAGATACCCACACGTTTAAACTTGCGTCTGTATCAGACTTAGCTTTTAATACATCACCACTTTGAAGGACCACTTTCGCGCCCCCATCAATTAACTCTAATGAACCACCTGCTGGTACAGGAGCGTTCTTTACAATATAAGAATCAGCAGAACCACCACTAGCAGAAGATGTTATATAAACATCAGCTTTGATAGTAGCGTTTGTAATATTAGATAATCTAATTCCTATGATTGCATCGTCAGAGTTTGAGGTAATAATACTTCTAGCAGTTGTGCCTATATTAACATCACCACTAGAGTCAAATGCTACAGCTCTCTCGAAATCTTGTGCCATCTATTCCTCCTTACAATGCCACAGCTAAAGCTATAGCGAATCCTTTCGTTGCTGATGCACCAACATCTACACCGTTTACAGTTGTTACTTGTAAATCAGCTAATGCGTTAAACACACCTGAACCATCACAAGAGATAAAAGCATCTCTTGCTGCAGGAACAGTAAATGTTGTGCCACTGCCTACAGTAAAAATCAAACTGTTAGCAGTATTGTTTTGTACCAAGTAAACGTTTTCACGCGCTGGTATAGTTACGGTACAAGTGCCCCCTGGTGAACCAGTGAAGTTAAGGACAAAATTTCTTCCGTCTTCATCTGCATAAGATGTAGGGTTACTTGTAAATGTTAGAGTATGTGAAGTTCCTGATAAACTAACAGTTGCAAAACCTGTTATTTTATTTTCTAAACGTTTTAAATTGTCATTAGTTTGATCACCCCAGGTTCCATCATTTTCACCTGTGGTCATTAAACGAATGTTTAATCCACCACTACTCCAAGTAGATGCCATTAACTAATCCTTATAATTGCGTTACTTGCGTCTGCTGTTGGAAATTCAACGGTAAATGTACCGTTAGAAACCGAATAATCTGCACCAAAATCTAATACCATTACGGCTTTATTAGATGCTGATGTATTGTAAATTATGCAACCTCTTGTAGTAAATGTAGCACTTGACCAAGATGTGTTTGCAAAATCACAAACAGCTGTACTACTATCTAAGACTGGAGTAACACTTGTTAAAGTATTTCCGCCTGTAGTATAACCACTGCCGTTTGGAAGTTCATCACTGTTTCCTGTAACTACTGAGTAGTTTGTTGTGCCAGCATTGTATGTACCAGATTGCGCTGCGTTCGCTTTAATAAGAGCTATCTTAAAAGTGTTTCCAGAACTTGCTGTGAAGTTGTGAGTGCCTACTAAGATTTCCTGTTTAAAGCTATTAGCAATTGCTGATGTAATAGCCATGCTTATTGTCCTCTCGTCATTGTTTTTAGTTCACCGTTGCGAAACTCATCATTTCGCATTCTTACTTGTTCCTCATTTGCTAATGATAGAATAGCTTTTGTATAATAGCTAGTCCATAATTCTATCTGTTGTGGTATCTCTTTCATAAAAGCTACTGCCTCTATTAGTGATCCATACAGAATAGCATCTGGGGCTCTATCACCAAGATAAGTATTTTGATTACTTGATGATAATCCTGGAACTCTCATAGTATACCCTATTTCTATCGTTGTTGCAAGGGATGGAGTTGGTCCAAATAAGAAATTTGTTTGCCTGTTACTACTGGTGTAAGTAGTACCTGTTTGATTGAGAGCGTAATATCTGACTGTTCCTGTGGTTGCAGGATTTCTATTAAACTCTTTTATAAATGTTTCATCTTTCTCTAATAAGAAAGCACCATTTTGAATACGTAAATATCTGGGAACTACCATGTCTTCAGGCACTGCTTTTGTAGATACGTTTTGTGTAAGACTAAAAGTATTTATTTTTCTGAATGCTGTAAGATCTACTTCCTTAGCTATTCTAAGTTCTGCTAGCTCAATACATACTTCTATAGGAGCTTTACCAGATCCTGTAGCAGTAGTAAAAGAAGCCGCAGAGTTTTCTGTAAAATCCTGAATAGCCTGTTTTAATTGATTAAATGTTAAACCCATAATTATGTACCCCAAGCATTCTGACCCCAGGTCTGGATACCCCAGCCTGAACTATCAATGCTAATTGATATTGTACCATGTGCAGAGGTTAAAGACAACCCTCCTACATCTTCTGTAGGACTAATTCCTACACTACCTATGGCAGTTGAAGTTCCTGGACTTGTGATTGCTAACTGTGAACTAGATTGGAATGTTAATGATCCAATGCCTGTAGTTAAAGCATGACCAGCTGGAACTTCTGTTAAATTAAAGTTTAGTCCTGTAGCACCATGTGCTGTAGCAGCAGACTGTCCTGTTAAAGTTAAGTTAGAACTTGCGCTAAATGTTGGACTTGTAAATGCTGAAGCTAATGCTATACCATCTGCATCTTCAAGAACACTGATGTTTGGTAATGTAAATGCAGTTTGTAGTAATTGTGAATCTGCTTGTTCTGTTGTATCTACTCCTACAGAACCTACGGCAGAACTTAATCCTAAACCACTAGCTGTTACACCTGTGGCAATTACTGGAAGAGTAAACGCAGTTGTTAATAAAGTAGTATCTAAAACTTCAGCTACATTTATATTAACAGCACCAACTGATGCAACTGTGTTAGGTGTGCCTCTACCAAATAAAGAACCAAGCTTTACTGTAGTAGGAACATTATCTGCATCTGGTCTTGGGTTGTATAGTGAAGTTGCTTCTGGTCCTAACTTGGGTGGAGTTAGTTGTGGGTGTTTGGGCTCCCAATCTTTTTTGTGAACTCGAAGCCCATTCCACTCCGTTCGCGCATCTTTGTATCGTATCTTCCTGCCAGAACGATCATCTATCAGATATGCATATTTACCTGAAGCTCTTTTAGCCATCGTTCTTAGTACCCGCGAATCTTAGGTTGTATATAAAAACTTGCTCTTTCTCTATCCTCTTCTTTTGCGAATTCCCATTCTTCATTGTATATACCTTTTAATTCTGCTCTTCTTGTTGCATCAACTTTGTCTGGATTTTTATTTGCTAATTCAAAAGCTAACCCACTAATTAATGCAGGTAGGTATCTTCTAGGTATATCTGGATTTTGTGTATAAGTTTCAGATACATCTTGTGGGTATCTGATTGTCCAACAATGCAATCTATAATAAGTTTGATCTGGAACTGGGAATAAATAAACCTTGTGATTAGCTACACCTGAACTATCGTACTGGCTGTTTCTTTCAACAGCAAATTGTACAGGTTTACCGCTAGTTGTTTTGTTTGGATAGTTAAGATATTCTGATAAACTAATTCTTTCACAATCTGTATCTGTTACAGGTGATGAATTAGTATCTCGCACTGCAGCATCTAATATATCTAAATACTGATTAGCTGCTAGATCTACAGTAGCTGAATCTTTAGTAAGAGTTAAAGTAGTTAAGTCTAATGTAAATAGGTTAACGCCTTCATTAACCCATTTAGTTAATAATAAATTTAATGAACGTCTTGCGGTTACAAGATCATAACCCGACTTTACTTCAATGCCTACACGCTCGTAAGCTTCTTGAATTATGTCAGATACATCAAGATTAAATGTGTATGTACCAGAGGTAGCCATATGTCACCCCCTAGTAATGTTTAATCCATTCGCAAATTAAAGTATACGTCTCACCAGAAGTCGCTGCAGCTGGTACGACCACATCAATATCACCAGTATAATTAGTTTCTTTAGGATTAGTAATACCACCTATATCACTGAAATCATAGTTATCAGTT